AGGTCAAACCATTCCTAGACGGGTAGGGGAAGGCTTCCTCCGTAATGCGAACTCAGACTTAGCCAGTCGTCTATGTCAATAGTGTACGCAAAAAACCTAGGAATCGAAACGTCAACTGAATTTTCAAAGTCTCTCTGCAAAGTTTCTTGCACTTCTTCAGTGTAGTGTTCCGTCCAACTTCCTGCCCAGCGTGGAGGATCGCCCAAAGCGGCTTGCAAGAAATCGTCTAATTCAGAGTTAGACATTCCTTCCATATCATCTAGCAAGTCAACAGAAAGTTTTGTGTAAATCTTCTGATTTTCCGAAGCCTTTGCTTTGAACTCTCTAGCGGATTGATATACAGGGTAATCGCCCTTTTCTTTTATGATCGCCTCTAAGGTTTCTGAATCTGTTACTTGTTGTTTCTCATTGTAGAATCTCAACAACTTGTCTTCGTGCTCGTCTATCGCAGCATCTACTATTCTTGGCTGTAGATTATCCCCTTCATATTCTCCAAATAATTTCTGATGCCATTCGTCATATCTTTGTTGCATAGATGTGACTGCGTCTGGATCATCTTCGAAAGCATAATTTTCGATGTCATCCCAAGTCAAAGAGGCGTCCCAAGGCGGAAGCTCTTTTGCGCTAGTAATAGCACCTCGGAAATACATTTCGAATTCGGCTCCGACAAGGATTTCGTTTGCCTTTTCTGAATTACCAAACTTTGCCAGCACCGATGGCGACATCTTTACTTCGTGTATTTGGCTTTCTTCAGACTCTTTTAGAAAGTTTAAAAATTTCATATCGATCCAGATAAATAGTTAATATTCGTTTACTACTTATACCAAAGGAGGAACAATCAAGTGAAGTTTAAACAGTTTATTTCGGAAAGGTTTTTGACCTTCCTACATGCAGACTCTGCCGAACGGGAACTCTACGCCAAAGAAGTTTATGACCTTTTACAGAAAGCGTATGAGTACATCGGTGGCCTGAAGGGGTCTGGGTTCAACAATGTCGAGGATATGAAGAAGAACATTCCTATCTGGAAGCTTGTCAGACAAGACGGGAAGATCGTCGCTGTAGCAATGTACAAGGACAAGGAAGGGCGGAAACTCGTGGCTATTGCTTCTGATGGTAGCCAGAAAGGCAAGCAAAAGCTGGCAGAGATTGTGAGGGACGACATGAAAAAAGAAAGAGCCTACGCAGAAATATCTGGAGGCGCTTTACGGTTTTCAAAACGACAGGTTACAGGCTTCGAGGACTTTGTGATTCATCCTGAAGAAGTCGAAAAAATTGTTGATGATGAGATTATCTATCCTGTAGACCCAGACGACCCCGAAGTCGAAGCAAACCCTGAACTAGAAGATTTCTTCTACCAAAGAAAGATAGGATCAGAGTGGAAGACCAAGATCATGACAGGAACCCCATTCGTGGATATCTATTGAGTAACAGTGTTTGCAAGGTTCAGCACTTCATTGCGCAAAGCTAGAAAGCTACTTTCACTAGAAAGCCTGTGACCCTCATTAAGATAGACGACCCGATGGCCTGCTTTGTTACAATACAGCAGGCCATTTTCTTCTGGGTTTACGACAGAGTCTTCTAGTCCGAGTAGGAAACACATAGGAATGTGCTTATAATACTGTGCATCTCCCCACACGCTTCTCTGGAGCTTCCAGTAAGCCTTGTAGGTTTCGCCGTCGTCTAGAGCACCCGGATACTTCTTTAGGTTTTCTGTTGGCACCAGCGAAGGATAAATGAGGACACATCGAGTAGAATACAGCCTAGCAACAATCAAGGCGAACAACCCTCCCCAAGAAGAACCAACGAGCACAGGTTCCCTCCCAGAAAGAACACAGTCAAGAACAAGCTTCCGAAGAAGCTTGATGTTTTCTTGAGGGTTCTTGGTTAGAGTCGGACAGAGTACCGCAAATTCATCTTCGAAGAGTTCTTTGACTTTATTTGCGGTGTCGCTCTCTCCAGA